CCAGCCGAACCGGATATTCATCCCACTGCGAAACGTCTTTAGACAGACGTTATCGTCATGCGCTCGCGGGCTGATTCGTTTCGCCAACTCAGGCGAGCCATGAATCGCGCGCCGCATGCGCGTCTTGCTGTAATCCTCCTAACATACGATAAGTGATTGATTCAATGGGAGAACTACTAAACCAGCGCGAACGCTTGCGACTGGTGTCAATCTCCCGTGCTGCTGAACTGCTGTGCATGGACAGAAAAACGGTATCAAAACGCATCGCCGACGCGAACATTGCGCCAGCCGGAATGCGCGATGGCTACCCGGTTTATGAGGGCCGCCGAGTCTGCGAAGCCTGCCTATTGCCGCAGGGCGCGACCGATGGCGAAGGGTCGATTGACCCGCGCAACCTGAAACCGATGGACCGGCGCGCTTGGTATCAGTCCGAGCGCGAGCGCATGGCCGTCGAAGCCGAAGCGCGGCAGTTGATACCGGCGATTGAAGTGCATGCCGAAATGGCCGAAATGGCGCGCGGCTTCGTCCAGTTTCTCGACACGCTGCCGGATGCGCTGGAGCGGCGCGTGCACATGCGACCAGACCAGATCGAGGCACTACACGCGCAGATCACGACAGAGCGCACGCGACTGCATCTGCAAATGGAATCGGACGTAAGCGACGAGCAAGAGGCGGCGAGTGGTTGAGGTCGTGTACGGGTCGGCTCGCGATATCCGACGCGGCATCGCCGAAATGGTACGACCGCCACAACAGACGACCGTTGCGGAATCAATCGCGCGAAACCTGCGCATCGTTAACCCGTCCGGCGCGCGCGAGAACTGGAACCCTGACACCGCGCCTTACATGGTCGAGCCGGTTAATCTGGTTCGGTCGCGTAGGTACGAAGGTTTGATTTTCATGGGGCCGGCGCGATCAGGTAAAACGATTGCGCTAGGTGATGGCGTGATGACGTATTCGATTGTCGATGACCCTGCAGACTGCATGGTGTTCGAGAAGTCGAAGGACGATGCGGAGGATTACAGCAAGACGCGCATGCGGCGCGCGATTCATGGCTCGCCTGAGTTGGCGAAACGAATCAGCCCGCGAGCGCATGACGATAACGTCTATCTAAAGACGTTTCGCAGTGGGATGAATATCCGGTTCGGCTGGCCGTCACTAGGTCAGACGAGCGGCAAAGATGTGCGGCGCGCGATGATCCTGGATGCGGACAACGCGACCGGCGACATGAAGCTAAGCGAGACATGGGGCCTCGTGCTGAAACGCACGCAAACCTACATGTCGTCTGGTTTCTGCATCGCTGAGTCGAGCCCGGCAAAGGATTACGAAGACCCGCAATGGCGCCCGAGCCATCCGCACGAGGCGCCGCCAGCGGAAGGCATCGCCAGCCTATACAACATGGGCGACCGGCGCATGTACTACTGGCCGTGTCCGGAGTGCAAGGAACCATTCTGCGCGGCGCCGGGCATCGGTCTATTTATGCTGCCGTCGTTTGACGAGTTGGTGGAATTAACGCGCACGGAAGACCCGCGCTCGATTGCACTCAAGCATGAGTCGATTTGGTGCCCGCATTGCGGCGCACAGATTGAGCAGCGCTGGAAATCGCAGATGCTGCGCGCTGGCCGGTGGGTAGGTCAGGGCCAGAAAATGCACGCCGATGGCACCATTACCGGCGAGCTATTAGATGTGCGGGTGCCATCATTCTGGCTCGGCGGCGTCGCTGCCGCATACCAGTCGTGGGGTTCGCTGGTCGAGCGGTACGTCCAGGCGGTAGCGCAATATGCGCGGGCAGGTGAGGTTAAGCCGCTAAAGACTACGCTGAATGTTGATCAAGCAATGCCGTTCATTCCGCCGTCAATGCGCGGGCGAGCGGATATCGACGCAATGGCAGGCAGACGCGCAGACATCCCACAAGGCGTAGTGCCTTACGGCGTCCGATTCATGACGGCTCAGGTAGACGTGCAAGCCGGTAAGCGGCGCGGTTTCGTGATTCAGATTGTCGGGTGGGGTCGCGACCGCGAGCATTGGATTATCGATCGGTTCGCGCTCAAGTCGTCGGAGCGAATCGGCGCGGATGGCAAGGCGCTGCCGATCGACCCGGCCGGCTATGTCGAGGACTGGGGCCGACTGATCGAAAAGGCCATTGACCGCAGTTACCCGCTGTGCGACGGCTCCGGACGAATGATGCGCGTCAGGCTGACGGTCTGTGATTCTGGCGGCGAGGATGGCGTTAGCAATCGCGCGTATGAGTTTCACCGCAAGTTGCGGCGCGAAGGAAAGGATGGACGGTTCCGATTGATAAAGGGCCGCGATACTGGGCCGCGCATGATGGCGGATCAATACCCCGACACGCGCGGGCGGAAGGATCGCGACAGCGGCTCTGCCGGCGATGTGCCGGTGTGCTATGCCAACGTCAATGAATTGAAAGACACCCTAGCCGCCGACCTGGAGCGCGAGACGCCAGGTCCCGGCTACTGGCATCTGCCCCGATGGATGGATGATGCGCACATCCGCGAACTGACCGCCGAGGTTAGAACGTCGGCCGGTTGGCGCAAGACGAGCAACGCGGCGAAGAACGAATCAATGGACCTGTGCGTGTATGCGGAGGCCGCCTATCTGCGGCTGGAAGGCGAGCGGATTTCGTGGCACGCGCCGCCAGCCTGGGCGGCTGAGTGGGAAAAGAACAGCGAGGTATTCGCCGGTAGCGGCGAGCCTCAACGAATCGCTACACGCAGGCCGCTGAGGCGGTCTACTAGCAACTACCTGGGGACGTAACTCTAATGGCTACACTGTCTCCAGAAGAAATTGCCAAAAGGCTTGTATGGCTTGCCGAAGCGGAAATTGTCTATCACAAACTGAACCTTGGCCAGAACGCTGAGTTCAGGAACTATGCGGGCAGAACTTTAAAATACACGCCAGCAAACAAAGGCGATCTAAAGTCATACATGGAAGACCTTAGAGCCGAGATTGCAGCAGCATCCGGCAGCGGCAAACGCCGGTTCTTCCGCATCGAACAAACCGGAACCGGCTACTAATGGCGACTGAATCGACAGGCCCGCAGCCCGCATATCAGGCTGGCGGCCAAGGGCGGCGCTTGCGTTCGTGGCGCCCGCCGATGGTCGGCCCGAACATTGGTGGGTCTGCTGATTCGATTGTTGCGCGCTGTCGTGATCTTGCGCGAAACGATCCGTGGGCGGGCGCTGCGGTTGATCGCTACGTATCAAATTCCATTGCAACCGGAGTACAAGCCAAGGCAGTCAACGGCTCCGACGAATTGCGCGCGGCTTGCGATCAAGGCTGGCGTGAGTGGTGCCAAGTTGCCGATGCCGATGGCGTCCTGATTTTTGAGGCGATGCAGGCGCTGTGCGTCCGCGAGTGGAAAGAGGCCGGCGAGTGTTTCGCGCGCATCCGTCCGCGCAGGACTGAGGATGGTTTTCCGGTCCCATTGCAGATTCAGATGATCGAATCGGAGCAGTGCCCGCGCAACTACTACGCGACCGCGAGCAACGGCAATCAGATACGCGAGGGCATCGAGCTAAACGGTATCGGCAAACGCGTAGCGTATTGGATGTACCGCGCGCATCCCGGTGATGCCGCGCACATGACGACGATTAACGGCGGCGAGCTTGTTCGCATTCCTGCCGACCAGATCATTCACCTATACCGACCGCTGCGCGCTGGGCAGTTGCGCGGAATCAGCGATCTTGCAGGCGTTGCGACGCTTGCCTACGAGCTGAAACAGATTCACGGAAACATCACCGAGCGAATCAAGGTAGGCAATTTGTTTGCGATGTTCCTTGTTCGCGACAAGCCAGGAACTGACAATGTACTGAGTGAGACGGTTGGCGCGACCGACGTCGATGACACGCCGATAGATGGGTTAGAGCCAGGCACGGCAACCGAACTTCCGGACGGCGTGAAGCCGCATTTCAGCACGCCACCGAACGCCGGTACCGACTACGCCGAGTTCGTGCGTATCGGCCTGTTGGCATTCGCCGCCCGCGTCGGCGTGCCGTATGAAGTGCTTACGGGCGACCTGCGCGACGTATCCGACCGCGCATTGAAACTGATTTTGCTTGAGTTTCACCGGCTCATTGAAATGGACTTGTGGAGCTACTTCATCCCACAATTCTGTCAGCGGATCAGGGCGGCATGGTGGGACCAAGCTGTGCTATCCGGCGCGCTGAATGTGCCCGACTACGCGACGCGCCCGAACTGGTATCGCCAGACGCTATGGATGCCGGAGGGCTGGCCGTACTCGCATCCCGTTCAGGATGTGGCTGCCGACGAAAAGGCTATTGCAGCAGGACTCACGAGCCGCACGCGTCTGGTGTTGCGGCGCGGCGAGGACCCGCACGAGATCGACGCAGAGCAAAAGGCGGACAACGCTCGCGCGGATGCTGCCGGTCTCAGCTACACATCGGACGGCCGCAACGCAAACAAACAAGCGCCGCAGATGGCGCAACAGGACAACCAAAACCAATGAGCCTTTTTTCTCGCCTATTCGGCGCTGGCAAATCCGGTGCGCCGGTAGTGACATCGGCCGCGCTACTCGATCAGGTAGCGAACCGGCCCATGCTGATGAGCTATTCGGCATTGGCTGCAATGATCTCGGCGGCCGAAACCATGAGCCCGCAGTCGTACCGCGAGGCCGGAGACTGGTCGCCCGAAGGGTCGAAACCGGAACACCTGATCAGCATCGTTGATGGCGTCGGCTATGTGCAGATTCACGGCCCGTTGTTCCCGCGCTACGACATCTATACGTGGTGGTTCGGTGGCGCCGCATACGACATGATCGGAGCGGCCGTCGAAATGCTGGCGGCTGATGCCGGGGTAACTCAAATTGTCCTTGACATCGACAGCGCAGGCGGCCGCGTTCAGGGCTGCTTTGAATGCGCTGCCAGAATCATCGCGGCGCGCGCATCCAAGCCGATCACGGCCTATGTCAATGACGCCGGCTACAGCGCCGGCTATGCGCTTGCTTGCTCGGCTACGCGAGTCGTGATCACGCAGACCGCTGGTGTCGGCTCCGTTGGCGTCATCGGCACCCACGTTGACTACAGCCGCATGCTTGACGCGGCCGGCATCCGTTACACGCTGATCACGAGCGGAGAGAAAAAGGCCGACTTGTCGCCGACCGCGCCGATCTCCGATCGCGCCAAGGCAGAGATGCAAGACGAGATCAACCGCCTCGGCGAAATCTTCTTCGCGCACGTTTCTGCGGCCCGTCCTGCGCTGAGCGTCGATGCGATCCGCGCCATGCAAGCCGGTTGCTATTTCGGTCCAGCTGCCATCGCTGCCGGTCTGTCCGATGAGGTCGGCGCGCTTGTGCTGACGATGGGCGACGATGACGAAGAGTTGCAGCCGGTCGCCGAACCGGAAAACGAGCCTGAGGCGGTCGCTCCAATCGAGCAGGCACCTCAAATGCAGGCGCCCACACTATCCGACGATGATCGCGCACGCATCGCACGCGGCGCCGTCGCTGATCTGCTGGCGTCTGCCGGACTACCGGCGCCGATGACTGCCGCGCTACTTGCGCCGTCTGCCGGGGTCACTCCAGAAAATGCAGCCGATCGAATCGCAACGGCTCGCGAGCTGACCGCCATTTGTTTCGCGGCTGGATTGCCAGACGAGGCGGCGAACTATGCAGCCAGGGGCGTCAGCGTCGAAACGGCGCGGGCGCAGTTGATGGCCGTTCAACGCGAGGATGGGCCTGAGTTAATCACGAGTCATCCGGAGTTGGCAGCAGGCGACCCGAAACAACAGGCCGCACGCAGCAAGACCAAGGCACAAACAATCTACGAGCAGCGAGCTGCTGCCCGAACCTAACCGCGCATCAAGCGCTGTACCGAGGCCCGCGCATTGCGGGCTTTTTCATTTCTGCCCGCAGAGGGCTAGGAGACTCAAATGGCACTCACTGAAACTACCCATGCCGGCGGGCACATTCTGTCTGAGCCCGATGGCAATCGTGGCCGCGAAAACGGCACTCTCGCATCCGGTCAGGATTTGGCCGCTGGCGCAGTTCTCGGGCGCATCAACAAAGTCCAGGCGGCCGGCCCGATCCCGGCCATTTCCGGCACCGGCACGGGCGCCATGACGGCGCTTTCATTCGGCCCCGATGTGCAGGTAGGCGTCTATACCATCACCCTGTTGGCAACCAGCGCGACGGCCGCTTACTCGGTAACGGCTCCGGATGGCACCGTACTACCAAATGGCGCGGTAGGCACCGCTTACGTGAGCACGCACGCGAGCTTCCTGATCTCGTCCGCCGGAACGATGACCATCGGCGACTCCTACGCGTTGACCGTTACTGCTGCTGGCGTGCCCGCCATCGTCGGCACTGGCACGGGCGTCATGTCGGCGATTTCGCTTGGTCCGGATGCGCAGAACGGTGGGTATCGAATCAACGTTCTGGCAACGTCCGCGACGGGTGAGTTTGAGGTGATCGCTCCGGATGGAACGAAGCTCAAGCGCGGGCAGATCGCGACGGCATACGCGAGCAGCCACATCAATTTCACGATTGCCAACGGCGGCACGATGACGGCGGGCGATTACTACAACATCGTCGTAGCCAAGCCGGCGTCTGGATCGGACAAGTTTACCGCGCTGGCGCCGACCACTTACAACGGCTCACACATTGCGGCCGGCGTTCTGTATGCGGCCGTAGATGCAACGTCTGCCGCTACGCCGTGCGTTGTCAGCGTTCGCAATACCTCGCTGAATGCGAACGAACTGGTATGGCCGACCATCGGCACCGCCGCCAAGGCAACCGCAACCGCGCAACTGGCGGCCAAGGGCATCACGCTTCGCTGATCGGCCATCCGGCCAAACCGCTGAACCAGAAGGGCCGCCTAGTGCGGCCCTTTTTCATTCCCGACTTTTGGAGATACGCCAAATGCCTTCCTTGAATGTTTTTGAGCAGGACGCTTTCGGCGTCATCTCGCTCACCGATTCCATCAACGCAATCCCGTTCACCCCTGGCCTCGCTGGTCAGGCGATCCAATGGAACGAACGCGGCGTTTCCACCACTTCGATTATGATCGAGCAAGTTGATGGAACCCTGAAACTGCTGAACCCGACCGCTCGCGGCGGCAATGGCGAAACCAAGATCAAGGACAAGCGAAACGCTCGTTCGCTTCTGGTCCCGCATTATCAGCATGACGACGCCATCAACGCCGACGAGGTGCAAGGTGTGCGCGCATTCGGCTCTGAAACAGAGGTTCAGTCTGTGCAGGGCTTGGTGAATCAGCGGCTCGCCGAGGCAGTCACCAGCGTACTCGATCCGACGCTTGAATATCAGCGTGTGGGCGCGGTCAAGGGAATCATCCTGAACGCGGACGGCTCCACGCTGTACAACCTGTTTACCGAGTTCGGTGTTTCTCAGGTCGCCGCTATCGACTTCAACCTTGATGGCGCGACGGACACTGGCGCGGTTCGCGGCGTCTGCGGCGATGCCGTGATTGCATCTCTTGACGAACTTGGCGGGCTGCCATCGTCCGGCCTGCTTGGCGCGTTCTGCGGCAAAAACTTCTTCAAGTCTCTGCTTGCAAACATCGAAGTTCGCAACAGTTACAAGGGGACGCCGATGGCGCAGGTTCTGCGCGAGGGCTACATCCTGCCTAACGGCCAGAAGATGTACGGCGCCTTCGAGTTCGGCGGAATCGTGTTCATGGCCTATCGCGGCAAGAATGGCGCCACTCCGTTTGTCGCGGACGACAGCGTGCATATGTTCCCGCTCGGCGTGCCAAACCTGTTCCGCACCGTCTACGCCCCGGCCGATTACGTCGAGACGGTCAACACGCTGGGACTCCCTCGCTATGCCAAGCAGTGGATGAGCCAGAACGGCAAGCGGGTGGAGATGGAATCTCAGAGCAACGCGCTTTCCTATTGCACTCGTCCGCGCGTGCTGCTGCAGGGCACCACGACCTGATAGGCGATGAGCAACACAACCGGCCCGGATTCGTCCGGGCCACACATTCCAAGCTGCGCATAGCGCAGCCATGACAAGGTGCGCACGTGACCGAGCCCGTCAATCTGATTATCCGCCAGGGACAATCGGTCTATCAGGTATTGCCTGCGACTGGGCTGGAAACTGCCGGGCGCAAACTTGTTGCGCACATTCGGGACGCGACCGCTGCGCCGACAGTCATCTGCATCCTGAGTTCTGATGGGCCAG